CGACGCTCCGGAACTGTTCGAGGTCCGGTCCGGAGAGACCCGATCCCGGCTCAAGCAGCTTCGCCATCGCCGGGCCGAGCGTCGCGAGCGTCGCGGCGAACGCGGTCGTGCTGATCGCGTTCTGGTCGAATTGACGCTGCAACGATTGGGCCTGCGCGGCGAGTCGCTTCGACAGGGCGACCGGGTCCTCGCCGGTCTGGCGCGGGCCGAGGTTCCGTCCGCCCCCGCGCTTGCTAATATCGAACGCCGCCGCCGGCAGCGGCTCAGCCTTCATCGCGACGGCGACGTCGTGCCACGCCGCCCCGATGTTCGAGATGGAGTCGCGGATGTCCTGCGCGTCGGTCTGCAGCGCCTCCTTCGCGTCGGCCAGCGCCTGGTCGACCTCGCCCATCAGGATCGGCGACAGGAGCGGGATGTCGATCGGGCTGATCTTGTTGAAGACCTTCAGGAGGTCGTTCACGAACCCGACGACCTCGTTGTACAAGGCCTGGAAGTTTCGCTTACCCGAGATGGCGATGATTCGGAAGACGCCACCGATCACCTGGCCGGCGTTGAAGAAGAACTTGATGACGTTCCCGAATGTGACGGCCAGCGCCTTCAGGATCGCGAAGACGACCTTACCCCACTTCACCCACGTCCCCATGTTCGTCCGGATCTTCTCGTTCAACCCGGCGATCTTCGACGCGAGCGACTCCTGGCCGGACCCGAGGTTCAGCGACTCGACAATGATCTGACCGAACGTCTCCTTCACCTCATCGATCTGGTTCTTCGCCTGCGCGAACTGCCCCATCAGTGATTGGGTCGACTCGACCGCGATCTGGAAGAACGGTCGCGTCTTCGCCATGATCTGGTTGAACCGGTCCTGCTGCGTCGCCGTCGTGTCGATCGAGATGCCGAGCCGGCCGAGCGCGTTCATCTCGCCGGACAGCGTCTTCCCGAGCTGGACCGCCGCGCCCTCGACGTCCGTCCCCAGGACCTGGGCCAACCCGATCGCCGCCTGCTGCATCTCCGCGATCTGGTCCGTCGTCAGCTCCTTCGCGAACGACGCCACGGTGGCCGACGCCGCGAGCGCGGCCTCGTCCGACACCGTGGTCAGGCGCTGCATCTCCTGGGCCATGCGCTGGATGCGCGCCGATCCCTCCTCGGTGTATCGGCCCGTCACGCGCAGGGCAGCGTTCAGCTTCACGACCGCGTTCTCCTGGGCGGCGAACGCGCCGACCAGGTCCCGTCCCAGCTTCTGAACGATCACCGCCGCGACCGCGAGGGCGGCCGTCTTCAGCGAAAAGATCTGATCCTTGAGCCCGCGCAGCCCGTTCCCGACGGAACGGATCGCGCCGAGCCCAGTGGACCCGACCTTGATCAGGATCGAAACGACGGACGATCGTGCCATCTTACTCTCCCATCTCCGTTATCTCCGGATATGCCCGGCGAATCAGCGACCGCTGCGCGGCGCGAACCTTCGGGTCTTTGCCCTGTCGGGCCATCGCGTAGCCGAGCGCGGTCGACCGCGCCCCGCCCAGCTCATCAACGGCGTCGACGGCATCGATCGTCCCCACGAGCAATCCGAACAGCCGGTGCGGGATCACGCCGTCGCGCGTCTGCCAGCGCGCCGGGTCGTGATACCACCCGGGCCACGCGCGCTGGAAACGGGCTAGGACCCAGCCCCAGGGGAGCCGGCGCCGGGGGCCGCGATCCCGAGCAACATCAGCGTCTTCGGCCCAAGGGTCGGCGGTTCCATCCCGAGCGCCGTCCCTTGGGACTGCATAAAACTGTACACGGCCCTGAGCTGTCCGACCGGCGGCAGCCGGTTCACGTACCACCAGCACGGACGCCAGAACCGCCGGCGCCAGAACGCGAACCCGCGCGGGAAGAACTCGCGGGTCAGGTCGCGCAGCAGGTCGCGGAGCGCGGGCCACGCGAGCTCGCCCCGGGACGCCGCCTGCATCCGCACCTCGTAAGGCTGCCACTCGTCGACGGACAAGAGCCGCCCAATGAACCGGGTCCCGTCGACGGCGATGAACTCGGGCGGCCGCGTGGCCGCCATATAAGCGATGGAGTCGAACACGATGTCACCTGCTGCGGAGGGGTGGTGCGGGGCCGGCCCGGACGGGCCGGCCCCTGGAGAACGCGGCGTTATCCCTGGTTCGTCAATCGAACACGATGTTGAAGTCGTCGTCGAGGATCGGGGTCGACACGTGCGGCGTGAAGGTCAGCGTCCACGTGGCGGTCGCCCCGTCGTCGCCGTCCTCGACCGAGGTCAGCGTGCACTGGGGGAAGTTGATCTTGTAGCGCTTGTATTGGACGGTTCCGACGGCGATCGAAACCACGACGACGTTCTTGTCGTCGACCATCTTATACGGGTTGAACGTCGTGCCCGTGTACCACGGGGTCGACGTATGCAGGGCGACCGCCTCGATCACCACCTCGAGCGACGGCGCCCGGTCGCCCGGCGTGAACCCGCTGTGCGGGTCCGCCCCGGACTGGTCCGCCCGGGGGTGCAGCTCCCGGCCGAGCGTAAAGGTAAATGAGCGCACCTTCCCGGTCGTGAACGGCGTACCGGTCCCGATCGAGAACGCGATCGACACCGCCTTGGGCGGCAGGTTCGTGACGGCCGGATACGTGATGGCCGGCAGCGCCGCGTCGGTCGGGATCGTCCCGATACCCTGCAGCTCGAAGGCCCACGTCGGAACGACGAGCCCGTCGGCCGAGATCGAGAACGTCGCATACACCCCGCGACCGGGGTGCTTCTGACCGTTCACATACGCCTCGACCGTCGCCGAGTCGAACCCGGTCGGGCCGGACTCCGGCGAGTAGGTGTACTTCTCGGACCCGCCGGTGAACGACCCGAGGGCCTCCATCCCGGAGATCCGCAGGGCCGTGTGGACGCCCGGGGGAACGTTCGGCGCCGAGTAGGCCGCGCCGAACCCGACCGGCTCCATCTCCGCCGTCATGGAAAAGCCGAGGCCCGACGGGACCACCGGCTGCATCTTCCCGCCCGATCCGGGCGCGCGACCGCGCGACCCGTCGTTCAGATACTCGGTGGCCGGTTCCGGTCGGGTCGCGAGCTGCAGCCCATCCGCGCCGGCCGTGAGGGCGATGGCCGTGCCATACGTCGACTCGACCTTCGCCATGAACCCGTACTTTGTGTTCGGCTTGGGAGCAGACATCGGTTAACCCTCCACGACGGCATCGACCGCCGTCGGTTCGGACCAATGCTTCTGGCACTGGGCGAAGTAGAACTGCGACACCGCCTCCGGCCCGTTCTTCTCGACCTCGGGCGGGACGGTCACACGAACATATCCGACGCCCTCGGCGTGGGCGGCGACCGCGGCCACGGCGCCTTCGCGCTCGACCGGGGTCTTCGCCTCGCGCATGCGCTCGGCGAGCGCGGGCGGCGTCGGTTCCCGCTGGATCATGAAGTGCAGGCTCATCGGGTCATATCTCCTTACGACGGGTTGGTCAACGGCGCCAGGTCGCGCAGATCGAACTCGAGGATCAACGCGCCCGCGACGGCCGCCTCGCCGACCGTCTCTCGTGCCGGGACATAGGTCACCTTCCGCAGGAACCGCAGCTCGACGTAGTTCCGAACCTGGTCGGCCTCGTTCGCCTGCTCCATCAGCTCCATCACCGACCGCTGCGCGGCGCGCAGTGTGTAGTCCCCCGCGTTCATCGCCTTCGCCAGGTCGTGTCCGCCGGCGACATAGCGGATCGTCACCGCGACGGTCTCGGCCGTGTCGCGATACGTCCCCGTCATCTGTTCGCCGTCGACCGCGACCGGGCCCTCGTCGATCACGTATAGGCACGGGATCTTCGGCGGTTCGCTCCGGTTCACAACGTGGTCGTCGCGCGTGATGTCATAGACCGCAACGATCGCCGCCGGCAGGTCGTCGCCCTCGTCGCGCGGAACCCCGGGCAGCTTCGCGTTCACGCCCCGGGTCGGGTGCACCAACGCCGCGACGATCATCCGCACCAGCTCGAGCCGCATCATTGCCCGTCCCTCCCCTCGACGTATCGGAGCAGCAGGCTGTCCCACCGGTCCGTGTACTCATCGGGGACGACGTCGGGCGCGATCTTTCGGGCGGGCAGACCCTCGAGCCCGTCCTGGTGCTTCACCGCCTTCGGGTCGTTCGTCCCGACCTCGACCGAGTCCGATGTGACGATCCGCCGACCGAGCGGGTGCGACCGCTTCGTCAGCGACGCCCACATCTGGTTGGTGAACCGCAGGACGCCCATGCCCGCGCGCCCGTAGCGCGCCTTAAAGGCCAGGGTCTGTGCCTTCAGCGGGAGCCACGGGGACCCGCCCGCCGCGCCGGCCGTTCGGAACTGATCCTCGAAGAACGCGTGGATCGCGTTCGTCAGGTCGCCGGTCAGCACCGGCTTCAGGTTCCGCGCCCGCGCGTTGATCCCGTCGAGCATCGTGAGGGTCTGGCCCAGGTGGATCTCGACGTTGGTCTTCTCGCCGGGCATCAGAACCCCCAGGGCGGTTCGCGGGTGTCGTACGGCGCGAGCGGGTCGTCCCACCCGTCGGGCATCCCGTCGAGCGCCTCGTTGCGGTACGTCACGGTCTTCGATCCGTCGGCGGACGACTCTGAGGCGACGATCGGGTCGACCCGGCTCTGTGCCAACCGCCACCGGATCACGTTCGCGATCGCGCGGCGCAAGGCCAGGGCCAGGTTCGCGTCCGCCGCGTCGGCGTCGACCGCATATCCCCGGAGGTACACGAGGATGTCGGTCCCGTCGACGGTCGCGACCACCGTGACCTGCCGGTTCCGGATCAACCGCGCCGTGTACAGCAGGTCCGGGGCCGGCGCCGTGAACTGGTCGATCACCATCCGCTCGGCCTCGGCGGCGACGTCGACGAGCTCGCTCGCGCCCCGCAGCTTCGTGGGCAGCAGCGCCAGGTGATCCGGATCAGACGTCTGAAAGTACATCGCGGCCATATAAGCTCACGGGGTCGACGAGGATCTGACTCCCCGTCGACCCCGTCGCCGGCCGTTGGGGCGGTACGGCTTACTCCGCTTCGACGATCTCTTCGTGGATCTCCGGATCGAACTGCCGATCATCGACCGTGATGATCGCGCCGTCGGACTTGCTCTTGACCTTCCGCGTCGGAACGGGGTGGTCGAGCTTCACCTTGCTGTTCGTCTGGGCCACGTCTTCAGAAGCGTACATCGGGTCTCCGTCGTTACGGGGGTCAGGGACCCCCGACCGATCGGTCGAGGGTCCCGTTGTGTGATCAGGCTTAGATGCGGAGCCGGACCGCGAGGTTGGGGTTAAGGGTCTTGAAGCCCCAGAGCGCGTCGAGCGCCCAGAACGTCGCGCCCAACCCGCCCGAGCCCCAGATGCGGGCGCGGAGCGCCAGGCCGGTGATCGGATCGACCACGGTGCCCGACAGGATGCCCGGGCCCGCGTCCTCGATCGGCTGCATCACGAGGGCGAACGCCCGGCGGTGGAACGCGGTGCCGATCGACGTCGACGCCGTCTGGTCGGCCGTCACGGCCTCGCCGCCCGCCGTCGCCTTCGCGAGGGGCGGGGAGATCGACACGGTCGTCGACGCCGCGGCCGCGATGTCGGCCTTGAAGTCGATGGCCGCGAGCGGCACGCGCGAGGCGCCGAAGCGCGAGTAGTGCATGCGGACGAAGCACTCGCCGGCTTCGAACACCTGGCCCATCGCCGCGCGCTCGAGGTCGTGAAAGTGCAGCGCGCCGCCGGTGTGGCAGCTCTCAGCCGTAGACCACTCGCGCCAGGCTTGCTCGATTGCGTCGTTCAGGCGCTGGTTCAGCTCGTCGCGGGTCGTCATGACCTGCGCTTGCATACCCACGCCGGAGCCGATCACATTGTTGACAACGAGCACTTTCGCCCGCTTGGCGTACGGGTTGTCGCGAACC